GCCTTTGCTTACGCAATACCAATCATCGGTGACTTTTGCCAACGTGGATGAATCCGTCATTTATTTCACCACGATGCGGCCAAATTATTTCGTGCCGGGTCAATCCGTTGTAGTTACTGGGGCAGGAATTTACAACGCGACTTACACAGTCACCGATGATCGTATTGAGCCTTACACATTTACAGCTGCAACAGCGGCAGCCAATCGAGATTATCCGCTGCCATTTATTCCAGCGGCCTTTGCAACGCTATCAGGCGGCTCAGCCGCAGCTCTATACGCGAACACTCCACCGGTTGAGAATGCAATTTTGGTTGTTGCAGTTGAAATTTTCCAGAGCATTACAGCTCCGGGCAATCAAATCATGGGAGACAATTTTCAGCCAGCGCCATTTATTTTAGGCCGGAGTCTCCAGAATAGAGTCGTTGGTCTCCTCGGGCCATTTTTGGACGTCGAAACGATGTGCCAATGACCATCGAAGCCGACATCCGCACACCATTGCAGACAGCACTTTCGACGATTGCCGCAAATGTGTACAACGGCATTCCAGAGACAATGACAAGTCCATCAATCGTGCTGGTTCCCGGATCGCCTTATTTGGAATCCACTTTGATCAATGGAGCAACAACAAAAGTCAAAATCAATTTCAGTATTGCCGGCGTCGTTGGATATGCCAACAATGCGGCGGCTCTTACCAATCTAGAAGATTTGATGATTTCAATTATTTCGACAATGCCAGCCGGATACACAGTTGGCGATGTCACTTCACCCACACCTTTGGAAGTCGGCGCAGGAAAATTCTTGACAGCTGATTTGCAAGTCTCAACGTACTACACCGACTAAGGAGAAACCATGCCAACAACAGTAATCACCGGTAGAGACTTATCATTCTCAATTGCCGGTTCAAACTACGATGCGCAAGCAACATCAGCAACTTTGACAGTTGATTCAACAATCAACACATATCAAACACTTGATGGAAAAGCGTATTTCACAACAGATACTCAAGGATCGTTCGCCGTAGAGATGCTCGCCGATTGGGGAGCTTCTGGATCACTTTGCGAAGCATTGTGGACAGCCGCAACAAATGCTCCGAATACTGGCCTTTCAGTTATTTTCGGTGCGGATTCAGGAGCTTCATTTGCTTTTGATGTTCAGCCAATTCTGCCATCAGCCGGCGGAACAGCACCAGACGCACAAACAGTGTCACTTGCATTCACTTGCGTAACGACACCAATTCTAACCATCACTTGATTAAGGAGCCGGGAGCATGAAACTACAACTCAACATCGAATATACATCCGGAGAATCTGCGTCATATACGGCGCAGGTTCCCGAATGGCAAAAGTGGGAGCAGAAGACTGGATTCATTATTTCGCAAGCGCAGGAAAAGATTGGAATTTCTGATCTTCTCTTTTTGTCATACCACGCAATGAAGCGCGAAGCTGCCGGCAAAGCGGTCAAGCCTTATGAAGCATGGTGCGAAACAGTGGCGGAAGTTTCGGTCGGAGAAACGATCGACCCAAAAGCTATCCAGTCGGAAGCATAAGGCGCACAATCTGGCAGGTCGCTCTCATGAGCAATCAGCCGGTCAGTTCGTTCGTAGCAGCTGAAGACATATTGACAGTAATCGAGCTATTGGAGAAGCAAAATGGAAAGTGAAGTTGTGGCCTACGACAAGGCAGAGCTTCGCGCCATTATCAAAGCTTTTAAGGCACTCGACGATGAAGCCATCGACGCAGCTAAACAGGAGTCCAGTGCATTGGCTACATTTGTCCAAAAGAATGTCAATGAGGCTGCGACTCAACGTGGGCCAGTAGCTTCTCGCGTTGCTTCGGGATCAAAGGTTTCAAAGTCATCAAAAGTCGGTGAGATTTCGTATGGTTTTGCAGCTCAAAGATTTTCCGGTGGTGCAACGACTCGCGATCTTTGGGGTGGCACAGAATTTGGATCAAACAAATTTCGTCAGTTTCCAATTTGGTCAGGTCGTGAAGGTCGTGGATCAAAAGGTTGGTTCATTTATCCAACGCTCAGAAGATTGCAGCCGGACATTTTGAAAAAGTGGGAAGAAGCCTTTTCTAAGATTGTGAAGGTGTGGTGATGGTCGCTCAAGGTTCAAGAACACTTAAGCTTTCGATTCTTGCAGATGTTGCCAATCTGACAAAAGGATTGACGCAAGGTTCTGCGGACGTAGAAACATTTGGAAGCAAAATTAGCGACTTTGGCAAAAAAGCCGGAATCGCCTTTGCAGCCGCCGCTGCCGCTGCCGGCGCTTACGCAATCAAAATTGGTATTGATGGAGTTAAATCAGCCGTTGAAGATGAACAAGCTCAAGTCAAGCTTGCCGGAGCTTTGCGCGCTGCAACAGGTGCAACGAATGAACAAGTAGCAGCAGTTGAACGACAAATTACAAAAACAGCTCTTGCCACTGGAGTTGCAGACGATCAGCTTCGTCCGGCTTTGGCGCGCTTGTCTCTCTCGACAATGGATTCTGCCAAAGCTCAGGATTTGCTGAATCTTTCACTGGACATTTCAGCGCGGACTGGAAAGCCTCTTGAAGGGGTTGCTAACGCACTTGGAAAGGCTTATGACGGCAATGCAGCTTCACTTGGCAAATTAGGAATTGGATTATCTGCCGCGGAACTTAAAGCCATGTCATTCACAGATGTGCAATCTAAGCTTTCCGATTTATTTGGTGGAGCAGCCGCTCAAAATGCCGAAACATTTCAAGGACGAATGGATCGTCTTAAAGTGGCTTTTGACGAATCAGTGGAAACAATTGGATTTGCTCTTTTGCCAATTCTTTCAAAGCTTCTTGAAGCATTCACAACCTACATCTTGCCAATTGTTGAGAAAGTCTCAAGCGCAATTTCAGACAGAAAAGAAGGACTAGTTGGAGCCTTTGATAACGTCGTTTCAGTTATTAAGTCTTATGTCATGCCAATTTTTGAAGGAGCTGTCGCTGTCTTTAACAAGGTTCAAAAAGCTATCAAAGACAATATCGATGAATTCCAGAGCTTTTTTGATGTTGTGAAATACGCAGCTCCTATAATTGGCGAAGTTATAGGTGGCGCTTTAAAAGTTGTTGCTGAGATTGCTTCGGTCGTAATAAACGTCATTGGAAAAGTCTTAGCAGCAATCAAACCGCTTTTGAACACTGCAATTGATGGAATCAATACAGTCATTCGAGGACTAAACATTATCAATCCATTTTCGGATATTCCTTTTCTCCCACGCATAGGCGAATCCGCCGGTGGTTCATCTGGCGTTCCCGGAGCAATTAGCGGCGGTGGCACAACAGCTTCTTCATCAACTTCTGCTCTTATGGGTGGCTTTAACATTCCTTCATCGCCATCATCCAGTGTTTCAGGTTCTTCATCGGGTTCTTTTTCAGGTTCTTCATCGGGTTCTTCTTCAGGTTCGTCCGGCTACGTTGATCCACTCAAGCTGGTCAATGACTTAACGAAGTTAAATGACAAGGCAACAGTTCTAACCAACAAAGTTCGAGCCGGCACAATTTCAGATTCTGCCGCTCGCACACAGCTTGCAGCGATTGAGAAACAAGCCGCGCTTTTATCTGGACAAGCCGACACAGTTATTGGCAATAGTTCTTTCAATGCTGGATCGTTTCGAATGGCTGATGCAGCATCAATGACAACAATCAATCTTACAGTTAATGGAGCAATCGATTCCGAAGGCACATCGCGCACAATTGTCGAAACTTTGAATGATTCTTATTATCGCGGCACATTAGGCGGCGGAGCAGTGGTTGGAGCGTTTTCAAGACTATGACGCAATTTAGTCCGGTGTGGGATGTTCTGCTGAATGGTGTATCAATCACCGATTCGGTTCTTTCGTCATTGACGATTACTTCCGGACGTACCAACATTTATGAACAAGCTACGGCCGGTTATTGCAATCTCACGCTGGTTAATCTCAATCAAGCTCCAATTTCCATCGCAATCAACGATTCAATCACAGTCGAATTGCAGAATTCGTCAGCGGTATTTGTGCCGATATTTGGTGGCACAATCACTGATCTTGGAATTCAAGTGGCCGAAGTCGGCGGCATTGGTTACACACAGCGAATCAATCTTGTCGCTTTGGGTGCGCTTTCAAGGCTTCCGAAAATTTTGACAAATGGGGTTCTTGCCAAAGACTTTGATGGAGATCAGATTTATGACGTGCTTCAATCGGTTTTGTTTTCTCGATGGAATCAAGTTCCGGCAGCTTTGCAATGGCAAAATGTCGATGCAGCTACGCAGTGGAATGATGCTTTCAATACTGGACTTGGAGAGATAGATCGCCCAGGAGATTATGAATTGGCGGCGCGATCATCAAGTCGGACAGATGTGTATTCATTGGTCAGCGCTCTGGCCACGTCCGGTCTTGGAACGATTGGCGAAGATGCAAGCGGTCGCATATTTTATGCAGATTCGACTCATCGATCTACTTATCTTTCACTCAATGGCTATGTCGAATTATCAGCCAATAATGCTCAAGGCTCTGGACTTGAAATTAAGACACGTGCTGGAGATGTTCGTAATTCAATTACAATCAAATACAATGCAACATCCACGGCTGAAAAATCTGCCAGTGATGCAGATTCAATTGCAATCTTTGGCGAGCTTGGACAAATCATCACAACAACTTTGCACAACGCAGCGGATGCAGAATCGCAAGCCGATTTCTATTTGTCGCTTCGCGCCTATCCTCAAGCCGCTTTTACCAACATCACTTATCAGCTGACAAATCCAGAAATTGACAATTCGGATCGCAACAATCTCATCGGCCTATTTATGGGAATGCCGGTGTCAATTAGTGATTTGCCGCTCAACATGGTCAGCGGCAATTTCTTGGGCTTTGTCGAAGGTTGGACATTCCAAGCTGCATACAACGAAATTTCAGTCACAATGAATCTTTCGCCTATATCATATAGCTTGCAAGCTATGAACTGGCAGAGCGTTCCAGTGACCGAACAATGGACTACAACCAATCCGACGCTCGATTGGGCTTCGGCAACTATCGTGAGTTAAGGAGAAAAAATGAGCAATCCAACAACGCCATTTGGCTGGCAAATGCCAACGGCAACCGATCTCGTCACGGATTTGCCGGCAGACTTTGAAGTCTTCGGTCAAGCTGTTGCAACATCGATGGCTGATTTGTTAGGTGGTACAACAGGTCAAATCTTGTCCAAGACATCGAATACCGATATGGACTTTACGTGGGTCGCACCGACGACCGGCGACATCACTGGCGTAACTGCCGGCGTTGGTATTTCTGGCGGTGGAACTTCCGGCGATGTAACAGTGACAAATTCAATGGCAACTGCCATGACAACATCGGGAGACTTGATTCAAGCTACTGGATCAGGAACATTCGCAAGACTTGGCACTGGAACAAATGGTCAATATCTGACAACTAATGGCACGACAAATTCATGGGCAACAATTTCAGCAGGTGCTTACACTTCACTAGCAAATGGGTCTCTTTCCAGCAATACTTTAACTCTTTCATCTATTTCGTCTGCTTACACAGATTTAAGACTTTATGTTACAGGAATTGACCTTAATGTCGATGGCGATGTATTTATTAGACTAAATGGCGATACTGCGGCAAATTATGCTTATGCAGTTTTAAGATCATCAGCAACCACAGTAAGCGTTTCTACAAGCAATGACTCTATTGTTACAAACGCCACACAAGTTGGTGGAACTGCTACAAATGTTTCTTATTACATAGATATTCCCAATTACTCGGGAACAGATAATCTGAAGTCAGTAAATGTTCAGTCAGCAATGCGAACTGGTGGCGGGATTAAATTTTCTTCCTATTCGCAAGGAATGTATAACTCTGCATCAGCAATTTCTTCTATTACTGTTTTTACCGATGCAGGTTCTTGGACAGGTTCTTACAAATTACTAGGAGTCAAATAATGGCAAACACAATTCTTGAACACAATGTCGAAACAGGCGAAGTTATTGAACGACCAATGACCAAAGCCGAATTAGACCAACGCGCTGCCGATATTGCCAGCGTTATTGAAAAAAATGCTGCTGAAGCACAAAAGGCCTCCGATCGTGCAGCTCTTCTCACACAGCTAGGAATCACCGAAGAGCAAGCGAAGCTCCTACTCTGATGACGTATCCAATTGGCACAGCTGCTCGACTTCTCGAAGTGGCACTGGCAGAAGTCGGCACAATCGAAGAAGGCGATAACCTTACCAAGTACGGCAAATTCATGAAGGCTGATGGATTGCCGTGGTGTGGGAGTTTCGTCAATTGGTGTGCAGATCAAGCTGGAGTCAAGATTCCTTCGATGGTTTCAACAGCTTCAGGAGCCAACAAAATGAAAAACTTGGGCCGATGGATTGACTTAACGCCAAAAGTCGGTGATTTGTGCTTCATGGATTTTCCTCATGATGGCATTCATCGCATTTCACACATTGGCATTGTGGTCAAAGCTGGAACTAATTCAGTCATTTGCGTTGAAGGAAACACATCCGGAACCGGTGATCAGCGCAATGGCGGAATGGTCATGATTAAGCGCCGATACATAGGCAAAGAAATCGTCGGATTTGGTCGTCCAAAGCTTGCAGCATATTCGGGAGATTTTCCAAGTGTGGAGATTCCAGATGAAGCTCCCAAGAAAGGCAAGAAAATCAAATGAAGCAAATCAAAGCAATCGCAGCATCATATTTGCGCA